GTTTTATCTCATCAGGTAAAACATTGGCACATAACTTTTTAGGTCCTCTTATGTTAGACCAGTTAATCTGGTCAAATAAATTCTTGTTATTATCAAACCATTCTATAAGTTCATAAAATCTAAAAACACTTAAAAAAGATATGGTACCATTTACATTTATACTCACATTAGGATATTTTTTTATTTCTTTAATATTATTAACTATATCTTCCCAATTTGATCTACGTCTAATATAATCATTAACTTTACCAATACCATCAAGTGATACTGTAAGTTCAAATTTTTTAAAATGTTTAGTATAGTCGGTGATCTTATATTTACCATGTCCTAGAACAGACATATTAGTTTGATATTTTACTTGCATTTGTTTAGAATAACCTGACTCTACTATAGCGTCAAGTAGTTTGTAATACTGTTTCATAACTAGTGGTTCTCCACCAATAAGTTTAAGATTATATATGTAAGGGGCGACCTCTACTATCTGATCAATAACATCATTAAGAGATTCACTTTTAAATTTTACCATATCAGGATTGGTCTCTTTCATATCAAATACCATTTGTTTTTTCATTGAATCTGAATTCATGGTTTTAATTCTTGTAGTAGAATCAACGGGAAGACACATAAAACAATCCAAATTACATTGATTACCAAATGCTTTAATCTGTACTTCAAAAATTCTATCTTTTATATGACCTGTACCAGTTTCTTTATATCGTTCTACAGCTTTACGGAGATCATGCCAAAATTCCCAATTGTTACTTTGTATTTTAAGAGAAGATTGTCTCCTTGATCTACCATAAATCTTTTCTTGTATTAAACAATTTTTACATGATCGTTTTGCTAGTTTTAAGTCTGAACCTGGAGTTAACATTTCTTTTCGTAACTGATTTAGTTCAGGATTATTTTCAAACCATTCTTTCATTGAAACATCTCGTATATTTGTTTTAAACGTTTCCCGAGTGGCCCAAGAACATGGACCATAATTTCCTTCAACATCTGTATATAACTGTTGAAAAGGAGCAGAGCAGAACCAAATCTTTTCATCTTTAATTTGTTTCTCTAATTCAGTTATTTCAATACCAGGATCATTAAACCAACTGCTTGTGTCAACACTACCACCACCAAGGAACTTATCACCTGGGCCGCCTTTAGTTAGGTGTTTAGGAAGTTTTTCTTTTCTATTTTCGCTTTTTATCATTAAGTTCCTTGTCATTCATAAATATAGCTTCATGTAGTGATGTTTCTTTCTTATCAAATCCACCTTTAGTTCTATCTAAACTTAGGTTTTTATTAGTAGGTCTTAAAGGATCATTTGCACCCATCCACCTTGATGAATTGATAACAATAAACTTAACGCCTATATCATTTGCCATATCTCTACATGCTTCAATATCATTTTCATTAAAGCTAAATACAATGAATTGCCATATTGGCGTATTCTTTAAATACTTAACACTATCTTTCAGTATATTATATAATTTTTCACCGTCTTGGTTAGTTCTATACTTATGACTATCTTTAGGAAAGCCATCAATACCAAACCACCATTGTGCTCTTGGATTTGCCTCAAAGGCTTTAGGATACCACTTCAAAGGTTTAGCCGCTGATGCATGATGAATACTACATGAGTGGTCTTTTCTTTCATGTATCATTTCTAGTAGTTTTATAAATTTGGGGTGATGAACAGGATCGGATACTTGACCACAAAAATTTATATGAGTGAAAAAATTAAGTATCTTTTCAAAATCCTTAGTAGTTATATCTTCACCAGGAACTTTTAGACCTTTACTTGTAAATGAAGTAAACCTTTGACATCTTTTACATTCCAATGGACATCTGTGTGTGATATCAATATTAATTCCTCTCCTGTTAAATAAACTTGTATTCATATTACGTATCTTTTACTCTTTTTTTATAACCAGGTTCATATATTGTTTGTCTTTGAAACTTTGCTTCCTTTTTACATATTTTGTGACATTGAAGAAACCCTTTTCCTTTTTTTAGATTTTTATTAAACTCTATCCATTCAGGTTGTAGTAATATATCTTCTACACTATCGTGGTCTTTAATATTACTAACTGCTAATAACTTTTGATATGTTTTATCTTTTCTATTATTTTGATTATCTAACCAACAACAGGGGATTAATTCACCTCTATTAGTGAAACCATAATTATGTTGTCTTTTATCAAAACATTTTGGGTCTAATTTGTTTGTTTTTTCTTTACTCATTTAGTAATCTCGCATATTTTCTCATTGGAAAGTGGCCTTTTGGTTGTACCCACTCCGTACACGTTTTACAATAACTTTCATATTTAAACAATCTAAAGTTCATCATCTTATCAACGTTTTCTTGGGTGAGTTCAAAAGTTTTTGATAGTTCGTTATTATTAGCAAACTTTTTACTACAATGTACAATATGTCTTTTCTCAAAGTCAATAACTGGCACCATTGGAAAGGCGGCACACATCTTACGATCAATCTCAGCAGCTTGTGTAAGATCAGTAAAGACTTTTGATCTACCATTAAATGCTTTCCACATTGTATTACTGTGATCTAATTTTTTTACAATCTCAGGATACTTGTGATTATATGCATAATAGTTTGGTGTTTTAACTACTACATTATAATTGTTCAAATCATTCTCAGGTACAAAGTCAAAGTTACCTAATTTTTTAACCTCATCTTCATACCAATCTAATATATTGTGTTCAACATACAGTATATCTTTGTCTTCTAATATATGAGGATATCTTTTTCTTACAAATGAATTAGATAATACGGAACATACAAAGTTAGGATTTTTTTTAATTTCATTAATAACCTCATCTAAATTTTTAATTAGACCTGGCTCTCCACCCAAAAGATTAACTCTAACTTTATATTCTTTTAAGTATCCTAATGTTTGTTTTAAGAAATCCATATCTACTGTCAAGTTTCTCATCTCTAAAGTATAACTTGTACAATAGTGACAATCTTTATTACATGACATGGATAAAAAGAAATCTATGGCTAAATAATTATTTTGTATTTCGTTTAAGGTTTTCATAAAATTTATTGAATGCAATCTTTAATTTTCTCGTATCTTTAAACGATACATCTTTAGTATATCCGGGTGTCTGATAAGATTTCTCAACTATATAGTCGTAAATATCTTCAGTGGTTTCGTTGAGTAAACTCTTATCAAATATATCATCACCTATTAATTTCTTCATGTTGTTTAAAAATCTATTTTCTTCATGGTCTAATACAATTAAAATTATATTAACAACTTTGTTTATCTCAGCGTCAGTCATAAAAGGATCAATAGGTAATGTCAGTATAGTATCACATACGGTTTGAGAATTATACATACTATCTTTTCTGTGATAGATATTTTTATACATCATATTTTCAGATAGAGGTGTATCGTAATGTACTTTTGCGTTAAGTTTTTCTTTTACTTTATTTCTAACTTCTTTATTTTGTAATCTGATAACATATTTGTGATAGTTATGATTAAGACCATTTGTTGATGGTTGTATAGTTACATAATCTTCTAATTGTTCATCATATTTCTTTGCAACAGCTTGTCTTTTTATTTGGTAATCATCTATCTTTTTTAGTCTGTGATTTATAAACTCAGCATTCATTAATAACATTTTAGAGTTGTAACCTAACATTTCATTGTTACCATGTCTTCTTAATTTTCTAATTGTATCTGCATACTGTTTATTGTCGGTTAATACAGCGCCACCACCTGAAATACCAGCAACTACTTTGTTTGCATTAAAACTTAATGTACTAATATCTCCAATTGATCCTGCCTTTATATCATTCAAACTGGCACCTATTGATTGGGCAGCGTCTTCTATAAATGCGATATTCTTTTCTTTACAAAAATCTATTATCTCTTTTGTATCTGACATATTACCAAATAGATGTGGATAAACAATTGCTTTTGTTTTATCAGAATACATATTCTTTATACTATCAAGTGACAAATGATAAGATGACATATTAATATCACAAAACACAGGAGTAGCACCAGCCATTGATATACATGAGGCTGTAGATATCCAAGAGAAGTTGGTTGTAATAACTTCATCACCTGATTTAATACCTAAACTGATTAATGCGAAGTGTAAAGCGTCTGTTCCATTACTACATACAATAGTATATCTTCTACCTGTTAATTTAGTAATACTTTTCTCTAGGAATTCAACATTAGTTTCCTGTTCTTTTTGCATAGTAGTATCAAAAAGTTTTAAGTAGTCTTCTTTGTTTGCTAAATAATCTTTATGCCAACTGTCCATTATATTTTCTTTCTTTGATCTTTCGGTATATAATATTCTTTTAATTCTGGAAATACATCAAACAAATGTAGTTCCCATTTAGTGCCTTCGTAATATTTGTCGGCGTCTAGTAAATAATCAAATACTTCCTGAATATCTAATCCTTCTTCAGCAGGCATACGAAGTGCCTCTTGTATATCAGGCCACCCTTTGTATTTTGGTATTAGATCATCTTTTATTTTTTGTGGTAAGTTATTTGTTCTTAACAATGCTGGTGATTCTAACATAGCCCAATTTACTTGGTCAATCATATCTTTACCCTCAGTCAAACACCAATCTATAACTTCATAAAATCTCATAACGCTAAGAAAAGAAACTAAACCATTAAAGTCAGCGTCAACGTTATCATATTTGGCACATAAGGCAAGATTGGCTTTAATTTTATCCCAGTTACATCTTCTTCTCATATACTCAATAGTTTTACCTACACCATCAACAGAAGCTACCATAGAAACTCTTTTGAATTTAGGTATGTAATCAAATATACTATGTTTACCACCTTTTGTTTCTGTTAAGTTTGTTTGATATTTAAGATAGATATGTTTAGCTTGATCTGCCGCTATTAACTTGTCTAGTAACTCATAATGCTTTTTCATAATTAATGGTTCGCCACCAATAATCTTAATACTTCTTATGTATGGTGCCAACTCCATAGTTTGATCTACCATAGATTTTTTGTTTTTAATTTTTACTTCCGCTTTTAGTTTAGGTATTACATAATCGCCATGTTCATCTAG